GCCTGAGCCTCTCCCCGCGCGATTATGAGGAGGTTCGCACCTTCCTCAACGACACCACGCCGGTGCATGTGGACGGGCTGCAATTCGTTCCGCAGTCGGCAGGCTTGGCGCTCCAGGTGCAATATCGCGACGAGCGTGGGCAGACGCACAAGAAGACGCTCTCCACCCCTGAAAACTACCACATGGCGATGGTCGATCTGGCCGTGATGATGAGCGAATGGCTCAGCCACGGCAGCACGCGCGCCAGCGACATTGCGAAGGTAAACTGATGCTTTATGCCCTCCAAATTGAGAACGCGCTGGGCATCCATGAGTCCGGCAAGTCCCGCGTCAAATTTGAGATATTCGATTGCGGGGCCAAGATTGGCGTTTGCGTGACATGGCCCGATGGCAACCGCCATGCAGTCCTTGCAGAGTTCGCAGACACATGGGCGGCTAACGTTATCGCAGCCTTGAAAGAATGGCGAGAACTCCATGACGCCAAGGTTTCTGCCTGATGGCCCGCCGCAAGCCTGTCCCCGATGACGGCCAGTCCAAGGTTGATGACATCGCGATGTTCACCAAGCTCAAGGGCTGGGTCCGTGCGAGCCAAACCGGCCACAAGGATTGGTATAAGGAGGCGGAGCAATCGTTCGCCTTCGTCGCTGGCCGGTCAATGGACGGCGGCAAGGGTCAATGGCCCGATGGAAGCTGGGACGCGATGGTTAGCACCGGACGCCAGCCCGTCGAGTTCAACCGCATCGGGCCGATTATCGATTCCGTCTGCGGGCTTGAGGTGAACAACCGGCAGGAGGTCAAGTATCTGCCCCGCACCGAGGGCGATGGGCAGGTTGACGAGCGGCTGTCGAGCCTTGCTGCATGGGCGCGCGATGAAGCGCACGCCGAGGACGAGGAATCGGACATGTTTCGCAACACCGTGATCTGCGGGCGCGGTGCGACCGAGACGCGGATTGACTTCGACGAGGAAGTCACTGGCAAGATCGTGGTGGACTGCCTCGATCCGCTTGAATGCGGGGTTGATCCCGGCGCACGCAAGCCTTCGTTCTCCGACCGGCGCTATTCGTGGCGGCTGCGCGACCTGACGCTGGACGAGGCCAAGGGGATGTTTCCCGGCTTCGAACGTCCGGCGCTGGATGCGACATGGGCGCGCACTACCGACACCGAGGACGGCGGCGAATGGAACAAAACTGACTATCCCGATGAAACCCGCGCCGGGCAAGGCGGCGGGGCCAAGCAGGGTCTGGTTCGGATCGTGCAGATCGAATGGTTCGAAACTGAAAACCGGATGCTAGTGGCGCGTCCCGGCGATGATGATCCCAGCGACATGGCCGAAGCCGCATGGGAAGTCTACAAGCCCGCCAATCCCGATGCGAAGGGGCAGAGGGTCAAGGTTCGCAAGTATTACAAAGCGTTCCTTGGCCGCGCTGCGGTGCTGGAACAGACCTGCATCGAGCGGTTCCAGATCAATTGGGCTACTGGCAAATATGACCGCAACCAGGGCTATCACTACGGCCTTGTTCGTCCAATGCGCGACCCGCAGATGCTGTCGAACAAGACGCTGGCGCAGGTGCTGCATATCCTCAACACCAACGCCAAGGGCGGGCTGATTATCGAGGCAGGCGCGTTCCGCAATGCGCGTGATGCCGAGAAAGACTGGTCCGATCCGAGCAAGACAATCGTCGTCAATGAAGGCGGGATTGCGAAGATCAAGGACCGCACCGCACCGCAAATGCCGCAGGCGCTGGTCCAGCTGCAGGAGTTCAGCCTGTCGTCGATCCGCGACGTGACGGGCGTCAGTGTCGAGATGCTGGGCCTTGCTGATCGCAACCAGCCTGCGTCGCTCGAATATCAGCGCCGTCAGTCGGCGATGACGATCCTTGCTGGCCTGTTTTCATCGCTCAGGCTCTACCGCAAGCATCAAGGCCGCTCATTGCTGGCCTGCCTCAAGATGCTGCCACCGGGCGTGCTGGTGCGCGTGCTGATTGATCCAGAGCAGGCACAGGCCGAGTTCCAGCAGCAAACCCAGCAATGGCAGTCACTACCGCCGGTTCAGCAATACATGCAGGCAGTGATACAGGCCAAGCAGGCAGGGCAACCAATCCCGCCCCCGCCGCATGGTATCCCGCCCGAACCGCAGCCGCCTACTGAAGAGTTCATGACCAAGACCAAGCGCGGCGAGAAGTTCGATCCTGAAAAGTTCGGGCTTGGCGACGACGCGCGGTTTGATGTGATCGTGGATGAAGCGCCGATCAGCCCGAACCAGAAGGAAGCGACGTGGGCCTCGCTTGAGCAGTTCCTGCCGCAGTTGCCGCCCGATGCCATTGCGATTGCGCTCAAGTATTCGCCCTTGCCAGAAACGGCGGCGAAGGAACTTGGCGAGGCGATCCAGCAGGCGGCACATGGCGGGCCGCAGCAAGGCGGCATTCCGCCAGAGATGCAGCAGGCTATCCAACAGGGCCAGCAGCAGGTCCAGCAACTCACGCAGGAAAACGCGGCGCTCAAGGACAGGGCGCAGATCGATGCGGCCAAGGTGCAGGTTGACCAGCAAAAGGTCGGCGTTGCGCAGACCGATGCCGAGACGCGGCGCATTGCGGCCATGTCCGGTATGCAATCCGCACAGACCCAGGCTGACCTACACCATCAACGCCTCGAACTCGATTACGCGCGCCTCGCCCATGAGATCGTCAAGGCGCAAACCATGAACTTAGGAGGGTAAGACAATGCCGACCACGATCACTCGCGCCAACTTCCCCAAGGACGAAAACGGCAATCCATATCGGCCTGTTTTCACCGTTGCAGTCGATACGGCGGGCAATGCGCCGTCATGGTCGCTGGCCTCGACGCCAATCAACGCGACCAGCGGCAACGTCGCGGCAGCTTCGGCTGTGGCAACGCTGGCTGCTGCTGCGGGCAAGACGACCTACATCACCGGGTTTGACATCACCGGCGGTGGTGCAACCGCTGCAAGCGTGGTGACAGCAACCGTCACCGGCCTGCTGGGTGGCACGCAGAGCTATACCATTGCAGTTCCAGCAGGTGCCACACTCGGCATCACGCCGCTGTTTGTGTCATTCCCGACGCCATACCCGGCCAGCGCGGTCAATACTGCAATCGTCGTTACTGTGCCATCGCTGGGCGCGGGCAACACCAATACCGTCGCCAATGCGCGCGGCTTCCAGGCGTAAGGAACAATCATGTCCGGCATATTCACCGACGAAGAGCTTGAAGCCGCGCAGGATACCCTGCCGCAGACCGAGGATGGCGCGCCTGCAACCGAAGTGCAACGCAATGAGCTGGGCCAGTTCGCCCCTAAGGAGGATGCCGAACCCGCTGCCGCCGAACCGGATGCCGAAGCGCCTGCCGAGGAGAAGCCCAAGCGTGAAGGCACCGTGCCGCAGGGCGCGCTCCATGCCGAGCGTGAGAAGCGCAAAAGCGTCGAGGCGGAACTGACCACCGCCCGCGAGCAGCGCAAAAGCGTCGAGGCGGAACTGACCACCGCCCGCGAGCAGCTTCAAGCCATCGCGGAGCTGCGCCGCCAGATTGCCGAACGCCAGCCCGCGCCGCTACCCGCTGCCGATGATCCTGCAGCACTCGATCACCTGCGCCAGCGGATCGAGCAGCAAGACCATACGCTGAACCAGTTCCAGCAGCAGCGCGACAGCGAAGCGGTCAACCAGGCCGAGATCATGCAGCTTCGTTCGGTCATGGAAACCAGCGAAGGCCAGTTCCGCGCCGCGCAGCCTGACTATGACCAAGCCGTCGATTACGTCATGCAGGCCCGCGCGCGTGAACTATCGCTTTACGGACTCAACCCGATGCAGGTGCAGCAGGCGATTGCCGAGGAAGTCACCGATATTGCCCGCACTGCCGTGGCGCAGGGCCGCAACCCGGCAGAATTGGGTTATCAGATCGCGCTGAGCCGTGGTTATCGCCCGGCGCAGGTAGAACATGCAGCAGCACCTTCGGGCGGCGGCGCGGTGGCACAGGTCGAGGCCATTGCGCGGGGACAGGCGGCGAACAAGTCGGTCGGTTCGGGCAGCGGCGTGCGCACGCAGCAGCTAAACGCGGAGGCGATTGTGGCCATGTCGCCGGATGAGTTCGATGCTTTGTATAGCACCCCGGAGGGTCGCAAACTAATCGACAACCTTTAACGCCCCCTTTCACGGCCTGATTGCCGTGCTAGGGCATAGATGGGCCGCACCTGCGGCAACGGATCGCGGCACGTTAGCCGCACAAAGCGAAGGCGGCTTTTCGGCCTAGCGCGAGTCTCCCGGCGGACGGGGAGTTCGGATCATCGGCGCACCGATGAAATGAACCATCCCAACCTCTTGGAGTAGCCCCAATGGCAAAAACCAATTATCCAGTAGGCAACGCACTTGCCGTCAACCTGTGGGCCAAGAAGCTCGCTGTTGAAACGCTGCGCGCCTGCTATTTCTTCGAATTCATGGGTTCCGGCGCTGACAATCTGGTCATGTATCGTGACGAGATTACGAAAGCCGCTGGCGATAACGTCACTTACGGCCTCCGCCTGCAGCTGCAGGGCGCGGGTGTCCAGGGCGACGGCACGCTGGAAGGCAACGAAGAAGCGCTCGCCACCTATACCGATAACCTCAAGGTCGATCAGCTGCGCCACGCAGTTCGTTCGGCGGGTCGCATGTCGCAGGAACGTGTCACTTTCGAAGTGCGCGACGAAGCGAAGTCCGGCCTCACCGACTGGTTCGCGGATCGTTTCGACACCTGCCTGTTCAACCAGCTTTGCGGTTACACGGCGCAGACCGACACCCGTTTCACCGGCAACAACGCGGCCATCGCACCGGACGCCAACCATATCTACCGTCCGAACAACCGCACCACCGACGAATCGCTGACTACCGGCGATGAGTTCAACTTGCAGATCATCGACAAGATGGTCGCCCGCGCCTACCAGTTTTCGACTGTCAACGGCACCGGCGTTCCGCTCCGTCCGATGCGCGCAAGTGGCCGCAAGCTGTGGGTCATGTTCCTGCATGATTACCAGATCTATCAGCTCCGCTCGTCGGCTGCTGCTGGAACCTGGGTGGACTACCAGAAGTCGGCCATTCAGGGCGGCGACATGGAAAATCCGCTGTTCAAGGGCGGCGACCTCATCGGCGAATACAACAGCGTTCTCCTGCACCGCGCACCGCGCATTACACAGGGCGTCAACAGCACTACCGCTGCTGGCGTTGCCAACGCTCGCCGTGCCGTTCTCTGCGGCGCTCAGGCGGTCATGATGTCTACCGGGCGTGATGTCGAGATCAGCGAGCAGAACAAGTTTTCTTGGGTCGAGGAATCGTTCGATTACGGCAACCAGCTTGGTGTGTCGGCAGGTTCGATCTTCGGCATGAAGAAGACCCGTTACAACTCGCAGGACTTCGCGACCTTCGTGGCCGCGACCTACTCGCCAGCACCGTAAGGAGAACACGACATGGCAGGCCCCGCACGCGAACTGCACACCCAGCAGCTCCACTACATCCGCAAGAAGGTCAATTTCAACGACGCAGGCATTTCGACCGGCGTGGTTGTCGGGACTATCCCGGCAAACTCGATCCTCGTTTATGCCTGCGCCGTTATCACGACCGCCTTCAACGCGGCCACTACCAACGTTCTCCAGCTTGGCACGACCGCAACCGGCGGCGAAATTCTCGCCAACGCCGTGGTTCTCGCTGGTGCGACTGGTTACAAGACGGCGACCTCAGGCACCGCGTTTGCGCTGGTCCCTGCGGCTGATACCGACATCTACGCATCCTACACACAGACCGGCACTGCCGCGACTGCTGGCGTTGGATACCTGGTGCTCGGCTACGTGCCGAACAACGACCAGTAATCGTCACAGGGCGGCGGGTTACGGCTCGCCGCCCACCTTTTCAGGAGTAACCTATGCCCGATTTTCGTGAAGCATCGCCCGGCGCAGCATATCTGATCGCCGATGGCGTGACTTGCGCCGAAGAGGCTGAAGCCTTCGGCCTGATCGCTGTTGAAACCGATGGCATCGGCAAACCGACCGCATGGGGCCGCTACAAGCTCGAAGGCGAAGAGTTTCCCGCCCCCAAGGCGAAGTAACCCGCCATGCCGGTGATCGTCACCCCGGCAGCAAACAGAACGCTCGGGGATCTCAAGACGCGGATCGCCGATGAACTTGCGCGTGCTGATCTGGCCTCGCAGATTGCGCTCGCCGTCACCGACGCGATAACCGAGGCAACCACGCACCGCTTCTGGTTCATGGAGGTGACGAACTACACCTTGCCGATCACTGCCGGGACCGCGACCTACACCAGCGACGACATCAAGAACCTTGTCGAGATCGACCGCGTGCGGCTCGTGGTCGGCTCGCAGCGCTACACGCTGAACCCGATGAGTGATGACAGGCGCGACCGCTTCAATGACGGCACCGCACCGCAAGGCCAGCCTTGGGCCTACAGCCGCTATGGCGACACGTTCAGCCTCTATCCCACGCCAGTTGCAGCCTACTCGGTCGAGATCGATGGGCTGGGCGGCGCGGCGGCTTTGTCGGTTGACGGCGACAGCAACATCTGGACCACGACCGGCGAGCGCTACATCCGCGCCATCGCCAAGCGCAACCTGCTGGTGGACGTGATTCATAACGACAGCGCCGCTCAGACGCAGGACGCGCTGGCGAAGCGTTACCGCGACGAGTTCCTTGCGCAGACCCACTACCGCACCGCTACGGGGGAGATGGCCTGCAATGGCTAAGCCCGTCCCCTTGCAGTTCGGCGAATGGCGACCCGACATGGCCCCGCACATGTCCCCGGCGCTGGCTGAGGCCACCAACGTGCTGCCCTTGGCTGGTGCCTATGCCCCGTTCCCGGCACATGCTGCGATCACCGGCACTGCATTGCCAAGCGCGGCCAAGGGCTTCTTTCCGACGCTGTTATCGGATGGTTCGCCGATCATCTACGCCGCGACACAGAGCGCGGTTTACCGGATCACCAACGGCGCAACGTCGCTGGCCTATGATGCATCGCCGCTGCAGGCAAAGTGGTGGTGGTTCGCGCAGGTTGGCGGGATGCTTTGCGCCGGATGCGACGGGCTTGCACCGATTGGCGGGACACTCGGCGGCACCTTGGCTGCGCTTGGTGGTTCGCCGCCGCAAGCCGCTGTCGCCGCCGTGGTAAACCGCGATTACCTAGTGCTTGGCAACCTCAAGAATGATGGCGTCGATGGCACCGTTGCCAACCGCGTTCGGTGGTCGGGCATCCTCAACCCGAACACATGGGGGACCAATGTCGGGACCGGCGCGGACTACAACGATATGCTTGAGGAAGGCGGTCCGGTGGTGCAGATCACCGGGCGCTCGGTCGGCACCGTGTTCCAGCGCCGCGCGATAACGCGGATGCAATACACTGGCAACCCATCGACGGTGTTTGCCTTCACGACTGTCGAGATCGGGCGTGGTGCGGTTGCGCCGGGTGCGGTCTGCGATGTCGGCGCGCTGGTGTTCTACCGCGCCGATGACGGCTTTTTCGCATGGGACGGCACGCAGTCCATACCGATTGGCACTGACCGGGTTGATGACTGGTTCGCCGCCAATGCCGACCCGGCCAAGTTCGACCTGATGCGCTCCGGTTATGACCCGGTGCATCGCTGCGTCATGTGGGCCTTTGTCGAGAACGGCCAGACCGCGAACAGCGCGATCATTGTTTACAGCCTTGCCGACAGCAAGTGGACGCTGGTGCGGCTTGCGATGCAGGACATCGGGGCATCGGCAACGCTGCCCGCAACGCTCGAATCCATGCCAACGCCGGATACCGCGACGATCTCATGGGACGATGGAATCTACGCGGGCAAGCGCCCGGTGCTGGCAGGGTTCAACTCGGAAAATACTTACGGCATGTTCACCGGCACAAGCATGGCATCGACCATCACGACCGGCGATCTGCAGGCTTCACCGGGCCAGCGCAGCTTTGTTGCAGGCGTCCGTCCGATCATCGATGCGGCCGGCGTTACTGTCGCCGTGGGCGAGCGCGAGCAGGCCTCCAAGGACGCGGTGGTGTGGAATCCTGCAACCGGGCTTGGCGTGGACGGCAGCTGCCCCCAGCGCTTCGACGGGCGTTATCTGCGCTACAAACAGACCACGGTGGCAGGCGAGGCATGGACGCGCTCCAGCGGGCTAGAAATCGACGTTCAGGGGAGCGGGATGCGATGATCTTCACCGCGCCCCAAGGTGACATGCGCGCGTGGGCGATGCGCCACGTTGACGAGATCAACCGTTTCCACCCGACGATTGATGCGCTGCCGGTGTTTGCCGACGATGCGGCGGCGGCTGCGGGGAACCTCAAGATCGGGCGCGGCTATGTCACGCCGGACGGTGTTGTGCGGAGGCGGATGGCATGAGCTTCCACCCCGAAAACATCCACACCGACACATGGCCCGCGATCTACGCGGTGCTTCAGGTGGCGATGCTGCGCGCGGGTTACACGTCCCATGAACTGATCGACGACCTTTTGACGGGCCGCGCTCAGCTTTGGGTTTTGCGGGAGGGAGGTGATCCAATCGCTGCGGCTGTGAGTGAACTTGAACCCACGCCTGAGGGCCTGTTTGTCAATGGCCGACTTCTCGCAGGTCAAGGCATGGCCGGGTGGCTCGATGATGCGCTGCACTGCGTTGAAAGCCACGCCCGCCGCGTCAACGCCAAGGGCATACGGATTACGGGCCGCAATGGCTGGGAGCGTGTCCTTGAAGGCCGAGGCTGGAAACGCCGCGCTGTGGTCATGGAATTGGCTTTCGAGCCGGAAGGAGTGGCCTGATGGGGTCGAAGAAAACCACCGAGGTTACGCCGTGGAAACCGGCTGAACCCTATATCAAGGATGCGATGGCCTCGCAGCAAGCGGGCTATGGGCAGGCCAAGGACACGCTGGCGAAATGGTCGCCGACGCTGGGCAACGCGCTGTCAAAGGCAAGCCAGACTGCGCTTAACCCGCCCGCATATTCGACCGACGCGCGTGCGCAGCTCGATAAGACGATCAACGGCGATTACATCAACGCCAATCCTTATACGGGTGGGATTGCCGACCTGATCGCGCAGAAAACGCAGGGGCAGTATAACACCACGTTCGGCGGTGCTGGCCGGTCGCATGGCGGCTTGGCGGCATTGCTGTCATCGCAGGGCGTTGGGGATGCGCTCTCGCAGTTCTACAACCAGAACTACCAGAACGAGCGCGGGATGCAGCAGCAGGCGATCATGGCTGCGCCGGGCTTCAACCAGGACGAATACACCGGCATCAACAACCTGATCCCGGCGGTCAACAATACCGCGATGATGCCTTTGAACGCCGCTAAC